GAGGTCATATCGATCAGGTCTATGACCAAAAGGCCGCCGAGATCCCGAATTCTGAGTTGTCGAGCGATTTCGTCCACCGCTTCGAGGTTGGTTTGCAGCGCAGTTTCCTCAATATCGGAACCGCGAGTGGCCCGCGCCGAATTGATATCGATTGTTACCAGCGCTTCTGTATGATCGATGACCAACGACCCCCCTGAAGTCAGTCGCACTGTTCGGGCGTAGGCGTCTTCTATCTGGTGTTCGATCTGGAAGCGCGAGAACAGGGGAATTGAATCCTGGTAATGCTTGAGCTTCGCGACATTGTGAGGCATTACCTGCTGCATGAATTTCTGGGCCCGCTCGTAGATGTCTTCTTGGTCCACCAGGATTTCTTGTATATCTACACGCAGATAATCCCGAATCGCCCGAACGATCAGATTGCTTTCTTGATACATCAGGTAGGGTGTCTCGACTGTTGCGGTTGCAGATTCGATTGCCCGCCAAAGGTGAAGAAGAAAATGGAAAACCTACGCAGAAGCGTAGAGAGAACAGAGGTCAGAGGTTGTCCAATTTGCATTCCAGTTCGGAACGCTATGGACAGAATCGATGTAACGCGTCATTTTAGAACGCGTTACTACGCCACCGTTTGAGGCTGCTACGTGTAGCAAACCAGATACATTCATCCATTTTTCAATGACTAAAGGAACCTTTTTCAAACTTAACCACAACCGAACGGAAGCCTTCCCAGAGTAAGTAAGAGCCACTTCTGTGCTCCTAACTACATACGGTAAGCGATTAAACTTATCCGCTGGAAATTCTTCTTTTAGTAGAGGGGGTAATCGGACTTTTTTATTGTCCTTTTCTACTACAGGTGTAGCTTTAAAATGCCTAAGTTGCTTCATGTTCATATAGGGGTTTCTACCTACACGACGCATGAAGTTAAGAGGTACAGCATAGCCATCTTCAGACACAGTGTCCAAAGATGTCCAGCTTCCCTCAAACTTATGAACGACTTGCTTACTCAGAGGAGTGTATCGTCTTTCCTCTTCTGGTATATGTTCCAACAATCGATCAATGCAAGAAGAAAATGCATTAGAAAGAGCAGGAATTGCAAGCCGCTGACTATTAAGGGAATTGATGCAGAAGTAAACATCTCTCCGTCCTTTTAGTTCGCGTTTTAAATAAAATGGTCGTACGTATGAACCTAGAAAAAAATCCGCGCCGCATGATTCCTTGAATGGCCCTGTAAGAAATGATTTCTCCGTATTAATAGAGAACCCACATTCTTGCAGTGCGCTTACGATAGGTTGTGCGTCGTACTGTCGACAAATAATATCGTCACCGTAAACGGCGATGTCAACTTTGTCGCTAGTTAACCCTTGAGTCGCGGCTTTCGCCACTGCCCAAAAGATTAGGCTTTCTAGCGGAAACGTAGTTCCGTTACCCATTGCGGAAAACTTATGATAAACATAAAGTTTGTCCTTAATACGACCGCTCTTATGGCGAATCATATCTAGTAACGAGAACCATTCTGCAGGCAACAATGCTTTAACCAATTCGTATGACACAGTGTCAGACGCAGAGGAGAGATCTATTGTAGACCATTGTTGACTGGGGTCAGCCATAAGATCAGGATTTAGAACACATGAGCCAGCGTAAGCCAACTCACGATTCCTAGTTTGATCTGTCAGGTCAACCCCAAAAGCTAATAGACGACGCTGCATATAGGCTTTAACACCTAGTTGCAACATCATATTTAAGCTAGAGCCGATTCCGATAGGACGATCTGTTCGAAAGTCCTTAAGAACAAAATCAATTCGTTCTTCATTCACAATTATCACACTATCATTGACCATGGATATGGCCTTGATAATGGGACTTATGGTACTATCTGCAGCAAAGGGCACAGAGTGCCTTTCTCCAGAATTTTCCAATAAGTCGACCCATCTAGGGTTACACTCAATCATGTATGTTGCTAGGTTTTTCGCTTCCGCGGTCACCGAATAAGGTAAATCCATATATTTGTAATATGGAGTAGTTCTACCTGATTTAGATTCGTTGGTTGCTGTTGAACCTGGTCCGCATGTTGCCTTTACTGCTATTTCCCTCATAATGTCGGGAGTAACAGTATCACCTAAAACGTCCGCGATTAAGCGGCGTGCTCTAGATAGAAAAGAAGGCTCGGTTGCCCGAGTTAATTTACGAAATTTACGATTGGTCCAAGCACATTGTGCTTCTGCATCCCTAAATTTTTGTATACCCGCGGAACGAGTCGCTATTTGGCGACCCTTAAACGGGAACTTCTTTAAGAAACAAGCAACCTGCCGGTCGATCTGAACTGTCAGAAGTGGGGTAGCAGTGGTATAAGATTTTACCAATGCGTCCACAGAGCTAGTTAAGTTCATTAGCTCAGTTATATCAGCGCGGTTTAATGCGTTCGATAACTTTACCTTTAACTTAGGTCGCCATTCGGCAGAGACGTTTGCAATAAACGTCGCTAGTAGGTCTAAATGCGTGCGTATGCAACGATCTAGACTATGTGATGGGGACGTTACCGTCATTCCATCCCTAGTATAATAACCTTTCAACTAGTATACTCCTCTTGTTGACTAATCAATGTTTAACTACCGTAAGCGTCCATAATAGGGGCTATAGTAGTTAAATTGCGAAGGTGAAAACACTGAAAAGAGAGCGCGCGTTTGAAGCGCACCCCTCTGTCAGGCGTTCGTGTTCGTAATGTTCACAACCTTACCGGTCAGGAAAATTTCCTGCATGGCAGTGCGCGATTGCAAGATCTTGATAAGATCAGCACCGGCTGCCATTAATTCAGTAAGGGATGTGCCTACAGGGATGGATGCGTCAAGGCCTAACTTCAGGTCTTTAACGGAACTACCGCTGCAAGGGTCATCGACTTGCACTCCAGCAATGCGAGTTACTTTAGACTTACGATTTCCGTAAGTTTCGGGCCCACGCTTTGGATCTGATGTGGAAACAATTAAAGTCTCTTTATTCAAATCGGAGTGACCCGCGCCAATGTAAACGGCACGGTGAGAGGTACTGCGGAATTCCGCATACGATTGTGATAGTGCTAATGTTGTTGACATAAATGTCCTTTAGTAATTAAACTAATGATGGTCGTAAGACCGTGAGGTTAAACTCGCGTTAACGAGCTATAAGTTTCTGACTTTTGCCCTGTTTAAGGACGACGGCCAGACTGATAATGTCACTTAATTTAGACATATCTAGTAACGGGTTGTCACCAGACAGCGTAAATAAAGCTCCAAAATGGTTTGGATCGCGTTTAATATGAGTATCTACGATTGTAAAGTCGCAGATTTTAACATCATCGAGGTATTTTACGCCCGTAATGTTAACTGTCTCATTAAACGTTACCCAATCTGCTAATTCTTCCACGCCTACATTAGGTGTAACATAATATAAGAGGTTAGAAATAGAGATAAAATAATCGCTCAACCAAGAAAATGGTACTACTTCCCAGGCTGTTCGCGTAAAGTTCAAAAGACCGAAGTCTTCGACCTTAGACGCAAATAACACACGTGATAAAATGCCACTTCTGGCATCTTGCGTATGTCGACACGAAAATTCGTAACGATAACCAAAGATATCAGTGTAAACATGATCACCGGAGTTTTCCTGTGAGTTATGTCCGCGGACTGTTACCCGGTCGTCAGTTGGTGTTTCTTTTGCAAGGTACTTTACAATACCTTCGATAGTGAAAACCAAAGGACGAATCGCGAAACGTACTTCAAGCCATGCTTCTGCCATTAAGGTAAAAAGCAATGTAGGATCACGTTTAAGCTTTTTCCAAGCTTTAGGCGCGATCTTCCTCCATTCACCCTTTTTCAATAACCGCATCATCTTAAGAACTCTCAAGATAACAGTAGTTAAATACTGAAGAGTTTTGGGCATCTCGACGGCCTCGACTAACATGTCGAAGTCGGCTTTTTGCAACTTGTCTCTAGCTTTACCTAGAGCAATTGATCTAACATCCGGAAAGTAAGTATTACGAGCAATAGCTGTAAGCTTAGCGGTCGGCACGTCTGCATTATGCAGTCTTGGATCAATTGGTACGTATAGCGTCTCGAAATAGACGCTTTTGCCAGCAGAGGTCACATTGACGCTCTTCACATTAAAGTGTGTCACGGCGTTAACCGATTCTGGCTTATTCGTATCTTGTGTAAAGTTCGGCGTACAGAAAAACTTGTAAGATAACTTAGTCATAGGACTATTTATTATCTCACCAGCTGCTGAGCGCTTCTTAAAGTTAGGGGTAACGACATCCGTCATCACTCCGCTTGACTCATAAGCAAGATACTCCCATGGTATAGGCTTCGCCAACTTGAGGAGTTCGTTCTGATATACAATGTCAACAAGCCTGACGGCTTCGTTTGCAATATCAGCAAAACTCATCTCGCGCGGATCGCCTAGCCCGTGTAGTTCCCTGTAAGTTACTCGCCTACCTGAAAGGTAAGTTCGTAGATTATAGTACCCATTAGCGCTAAATTTTATTAAAGTGCTAGTAAGATTAAGATAAATCGGTGTACCAGGTACACTGTTTATAATCTTTTGTGGGACGTCAGTTCTACAACGGGTGTACGAAGCACCACCGGATCCACAAGCATTTACGCCTGGGTCCTTAGCACAACAATTTTCAACCATAGGGGATGTCTCCTGAAATATCAAGCATTTAATTTGATATTCAGCTCCATAAGTAAGTTACCGCAAGGTAGCAGCTTACGTAGGCAGCAAACACCGTTTGCGCACAAACCCCT